GCGGTTGATTTGTTCTGCAACAAAATTTTTATCTTTTAATGTAAATTCTCCACTCTCAAGGAACTTTGCAATATTTTCAAGCAGATTGCTTGCTGCAATATTATCCTTATTTGTTGTTGGATTGCTTTTGTATACGATCTGGAACGTCATTTGTCCGACATAAGAACCACTGACATATTTTTTTAAATAAACAGGATCCTGCGCCGGAAAAACTCCAATAGACTGAGTATCTTTTATGCTGTTCCATAAGATTGTTGAATTTGATGGTTTGAAACCGGGCGGAAAATCTGGATAACTATTTATCATATCAAGAATAGCTCTTTGCGCCGTTTCTGCATCTGATACAAGCATTATTTTTGGCTTTTCATCCAAATCATTTACCTCCAATCTCAAACCTTGGTATAAGGCTGTAAACACCGATAGTATTTACTTTGTAGCAATTCCCTTTTTCATTTACCATGTACTGAAAGAATTTACCCGGATAATCGTCTGAATTAATTAATCCAACCGGCAATTCCCTATCAATGAGAAGTTCATCTTTCTTTGCAATCACTACGAAGTCAAAATCATTACTTCTTAAAGTGAAATGCTTTAGCTTTTCTTCTTCGCTCATGTTCTCCCAGTCTGGTGGATTAGCATAATTCAATGTGCCGTCATTCGGGATTTTTACAAGAAAACTATCTGCATCTTTCATTCCAGATTTACTTATGTTCTCTGCCTGTGTAAGCTCGATTCTTACATTTTCAAATAGAGTACCGAAATAATATTCAGTTTCTAAAGTGTCGTTGTAATGCCTGTTATATAAAACCACGGCATCTTTATATCCGATTCCCATAAGCTAAACTCCCATGTACAAAAGGTTTTCATGCCTTGAATCGACCATTCCGGCTAGGTAATTTGATGCAATATCGTAGCACTTACTGTTAAGTGCTATTTCTGATTTTGCAAGTTCTACCAATGTCGAAGAAGATGCTCCGGCATCATAAGATACTGATTCACTTCCAGAAGTCATGCTCTTAATCATTTTCCCTTTTACAGTTCCGTCCGCATTTGCAATAACACCAAAGTTATTAACTGCCGCGGAGTATTCAGATACATTCTTTAGCAATTCAGCTATTTCGCAGGTGCAATCTTTGATATTATCCCACCATGCATTTTCTGACTCTGGCTGAGAATAAAACAAAATCCTGTTTGATGTGATAGCATTGATTCTTCTTTCTGCTTTTCTTTCATATGGAGCAAAGTCTTTTTCGCTTTCGAACAAACTTCCACCATATTTAGTTTGGTAATATTCAAAATCTACATATGACATTGCTCCACACTCCTTATTGCTGTGATAAGATTTCGCTGATAATATCAGCTTTCTTTGTTGCGGTCAGTGAATACCCTTTACTCTCTGCCAGTGCCTTAATTTCTGCAACTGTAAGAGAGTTTAAGTATTCTTCCGTGAGTTTCCCACTAGCATTTACCGCCTGTGTAGTGGGAACTATTCCCCCGGTGTGATTGAAACGTTAGCTACTGCATCAATGAACTCTGCAAAAAGTACAAATCCTAACAGTGCATAAGTTACGCTGGTTGCACGATCGTAATCGCCTTTTACCTTAAATCCGATAAGATTTGTTTCTCCGCTGACAGTGTAAGAAAGACCGGCTTTCTCAAAATCTCCGTCAGATGGATCTACATAATAAGCAACGATGTTGTTTACAGGTGTTGCCAGAATTTTTCCTGCTGGGATTTCGTTGTCAGAGCAAAGGAACATAATGTTTGCTCCGAGGAATCCCTTAATATAGGTAAGTCCGAAGGCTGTCTGCAAAGTAATGTTTGAATCTCCAAGATAATCATAGAAATCCATGATATTTGCAAACACTGCAACTCCTGTAGCAGTTTTGTGCATTGACTTGAACTTATTCTTGACAGATCCAATAGCTTTAGCTACAGCCATCTGAAATGTTTTTGCAGTGTGCGTAAGTGTACCAGTTTTCAGATAGTTGTAGAATTTTGTTGTAATTCCATCCTGCAGGTCTGTCTGGAACTCTTCGTCTGTCATTTCACAAGCTACTTCATATCCATGATCCTTGATTGCTTCGACAGAAACTTCTTTTGCATATTTTTCAAGAGTAATCTCTGAATAAGGTTTCTCTTTTACATTGTAATGTGTTCTTGGAATCACATCACCTTCTGCTACAGTTCCGCTCTCTAACGTTCCCTCTACATATTTGCTTTTAAGAATAGTTCCGGGCTGTTTCCTAATTGCTCTTGAAATTCCGAGAATTTCTCTTAAAGCTTCCCAGTTTCTTTCAAAAGATGTAACAAAATCAATTTCCCTTGCCTTTACATCAATGTCTCCTGTTGTAATCAGTCCTGCGTTTGCTGCAAAGAACTGCAAATTTGTGTTCATCGTTAATCTGTTTTTGTTCATATAAAACTCCTTTACTGTTGGAATAAAGAAATGTTTTCGGCAATTGCTTTCTGACGTTCTGATCTATCTTTGATAGATAAAATGCTCTCTCTTGTTGCATGCTTATCACCACCGGGATCATTTTCATTCGGTTTTGTAAAATGCGCCGGCGGATTCTGCTTATTTACAAATGCATTTGCATCTGTCTTTTTAGCTTCCTCAATAAGATCACTGAACCCTATCAGCTTTCCATTTCTCACGCTTACGCCTTTGGAAATGTCTTTCATAATGGCTTTCTTTGCAGATTCAGAAGTAAACTCGATTTCCGCAAATGCTTCTTTCAAAAGTTCATCCTTCTCATGCTCTGCAATTTTGGCTTCGTAATCTTTTTTTGAATCCTCTGCCTGTCTTTTCCAGTCATCACGCTCTCTTAAAATGTCTTCCGGACTTTTTCCATCCAACCCTTCAAGCATTCTCTCTGCTGATTCTGCCCTGGTTTTCCACTGTTCGGATTCTGATGAAGCTTTTTTAACTTTGTCTTCCATTTCTTCTTTGGAATACAGCTCTTCACCCATACTCTTTTTAAGAGACTCTTTCTGTTCGTCTGAAACTTCAATTCCGAGTTTCTTTAATTCGTTTGCTACGTTTACCATGTTTCTACCTCTTTCTTTCCAAGTTGTTACTCCGGTCAGTCCGGCACGATTGAGTTGCTATTTACTCCATAGCTGGCAATTGGGAATGAAGGAATCGAACCCTCGACAAACCGGATATAAGCCGTGTCTTCTTCCACTGAATTAATTCCCAAAAATAAAAAAGCACGCCCAAAATAGGACGTGCCATGCATCATCCCATAATTATTCTAGGTTAGCGAACAGAATCCATTTTTCTGTCCGGTACTTTTAATATTCTTTTCAATATATATTTTAACCTATTTTAAACAACTTTTTGTACCATTTTAAAAAGGGCAGATTGCTCCGCCCCTTTTTGCTATTTCCCACCGAAATACCTTCTAAGTACTTCTTTTTCTTCTTCCACAATGCAATCCTTTCTTAATCTGTTGCACTGGTCGTATATATACTTTCCGTACTCTTCTAATTTGGCTATCATTGCATTTTTATTTTCCAATGTAGGATTTTTAATGTATTCTTTTTTAAGCCCTATATAGTCCTCATACTGCTTTATAACATCCATTTTCAATTACCCCATTCAAAATATCATCTGCTATACCAACGACTTCTTTTCCATAAAGAGACAGAAAATCCGCTACGATTTCCTCTACATTTATTGGAATGTGGCAGTCATATGAAAATGAAGCGCAGTGTACCAACTCATGAGATAGAACTTTCTCTAACAGGCTTCCGCTTAATGCATTTGACAAATAAACCTTTCGTGTGTTCCAATCTGTAACACCAAGTGTAATTGTTCCATCTGAACGCATCAAGCATTCACTATTAGGATTTACATATAAAATATTCCATTCAACATCATTGATTTTAAACACTGCGCTCACCTCTTAGATTTTCTGTAACATCATCTGTAATTCATTTCTCCACATCTGCTTTTCTTCCGGTGCTGCATCTGATGTCATTTCAGTAATATCCATCTGCATATCTCGCAAGTAATCTTTTCTTGCTTTTGCACGCTCTTTTTTATCTTCCTCTGAATTTCCATGATGGTTTTCTCTGGTCTCCATATAAGTACGTCTGGAAATACCGGCTTTTCCCTCTCTGGAATCCCTCGGATATGATCTGTCTCCCATCATTCCGGTATCTGTATACATCCTTTTCAGGTCTTTCTTATCCATGTCTCTCATGTGCTCTGTATCTTCGTAATCATCCGGGTACATGTGATAATATGGTGGTTCATCATATCCTCTTCGTTTTCCTCTGCCCTTCGGTGCGAATCTTCCATTAGCATAACGATACTGATCATAATATCTTCGGTCATCCCCATACTCTAAAAGCTTCTCCATGATATCTGCTTCGTCCGCTTCGTTCATTGCCTTAGTAATTGTGGCATAATACTCTGCTTCTGACAGATCCTTTATCATGTCGATCACTTCTCCCATTTCTTCTGTGTTGACATTCTCAATCCCTTTTTCAATCTCACATAAGGATTTTTCAGCAAGGCATTCAAGCATTTTATGAATTCTTTCAATATGCATATACTAAGCCTCCCTTACTACGATTAAATTACTGTTCTGTACCTCGATAGTCTGTCCAGATGTATTCTGAACCGCTATTGTGCTGCAACATCCACAAGGAACATCTACATAAACCTGTGCAGATACATTGAACATGTTTTCTACTGCCGCAGGTGTCACGATCATTCTTGTAGACTGTAAAGGTTCTCCGTCAATTGCGATTGCAAGAGAAATAGCTTCCACCGTTCCACCGGTTGGAATCTGGATATTTCCACTATAAGATACAAGAAATCTGGCTTTGCACTGGTTTGTGATTCCTCTTAATTTAACTACTCCGCTTCCCTGTCTGTGAACGATACATTTTGTTCCGCAAACCGGTGTCTCAGTAAATGCGACATCTTCTCCTTGCAGGACAGTCTGTAAAGCATTGGCTGTAAATTCTGACATAATATTTTCCTCTCTTTCAAAAATATAAGGGCAAACATTGAAGTCTGCCCTTTGTGTTTAAGTAATACTGCTATGCAGACATAATCTTGTCGATTAAGATACTTTAATTATTCAGTTGTAATTAACATCCGCATCCATTGTTACAACCGCATCCATACGGAATGTATGTGTTCGGGTTTGGCACCTGGTATGCTGGGATTGGTGATGGATTAACAGCGTTGATAATATGATTTGTCTGTGCTGTCATAGCGGTAGTCAGAAGTGCGTTCTGTCTATCCTGTGATGCTGCAAGTCTCAAATCATTATTTTCTGCCTGCAACGTTGCGATCTTATCCTGGCATAAGTAGTCAAGTATCGCTCTTGTTCCGGCATTCTGGCTGTCGATAATATCTCTCGTGTTGTTGTTCATGGTGTTCTGTAATGCGCAAGTGTTCTGCGCCATGTTGAAGTTTACACCCTGGATAGCTTCACGAGTTTCGCAGCAACAATTTGCAAGCTGAGACTGAATAGCATTTGCATTCTGCATTCCTGCTACTGTGTCCGCATTAATTGCCTGCTGAATGGTGTTAAAACCTGTCAGCATTCCGTTGTTTACTGCATAAAAGCCATCACAAAGACCATTTGTAATGCCATCAAGTTTACTTATGACTGCTGAATTGTCAAATCCTCTCTGGATATCAGCCTGTGTAGCCGCAGTTGCGGTATAACCGCCACCACCATTACCACCGAATCCATAACCGCCCCATCCACCGAATAAGGCAAAGAGGATAATGAGAACCCACCAACCACCATCGCCCCATGCACCATCATTACGGTTTCCACCAGTAACGGCGGCAATGTCCGCTAAACTTGGAGATGAATTAAACATATGTGTTCCTCCTAATAAAATTTATTTATACATAATCTTGCAAGAATAGTATCAATGTTTAAACTGGCTCATGATTTCTTCCGGGTTAAGACCTTTTTCTTTGCACAAATTTCTGGCAAGCTGTTCCAGCCCTTTACTGTCTCCACGGTTCATCATGTCGAATGTATTTTTCATGATCGGATTATTTGAAAATTGAGAGTTGCTCATCATTTGACTTAATATCATCTTAGGGTTTCCACCGCACTGGATCATCTGCATTAAATTCATTCAGAATCGCTCTCTTTCTTTGCTCTGGTAGTCCTCTGGGACTGAGTTATTTTAGCTTCTATCTGGTCTAATCGCTCCATTATCGGGGCAAACAATGTTGCCGTGTCTTCTTTCGGTAATTCGTTCTGTTTTCCGTCTAGCTGCGGTTTATATGTAACTGTCTGAATAAGACCATTAGCACCCCACGATTTTATATAAACTTCTGATCCATCTGCTTTCGGGAAAATGGCAAATGGTGCATTCATGGGAACGTCATTCGCTGTGACTTCCTCAACAGAATTAACCATTCTTCCGCAAAGTCCAGCTTGTTGCGGCATGATCTGTTGTGGGAATTGCTGTTGAATCTGCTGTGGCTGTTGATATTGAGGATAAGAATACTGGTTATATCTCTGATACTCGTACATAATAAACCTCTCTTTCTATCTTCATTTTATTATTAACAACACAATTGAACCACCCCAGTAAAACCCCATTAAAAGGACACAAAAAAGACACCCTTAACGGATGCCTTTAATGAGGAGAAAGTTATGTGAAATGTTGTCCAGTTACCTTAAGAATTTTATGTTGCATTTTGACGTTAATACGTCCGGCTGTCTTAGTCGAAATATGCATAATTTCTGCACATTCTTCTAGCGACTTTTCTTTCTTCCGTAAATCAAAGAGCGTTTCTTCTGTCGGTGTGAAATCACACAATTCTTTTATATGCTCTTTTTCTTCTTTGGTAAAGCACGTAACAATGTTTTTCATTTGCTTTACCTCATTTGGGGAGTTTCCGGCTATGACGGTGAGTTGTTGTCTCGCTTGAGTTCCACTGCTTTAATTAAAGAAAGGTGGATAACCAAGTATGTATGGTTAACACATTATTATAATAACATATTATTCCATTTTCGTTGTACCATTTTTTTCAATTTTATTTTTATAAGCCGTTGCTCGACCATTTGCAATCGCAGACTGTTTTCTATTAAATCCAGACACTTTCGTTCTATCGCCTTGCAATTGAAGATCATTATTCTTACAGAATGATTGAATCCTTTTATTCTGCATTCGCAGTTTATATGCCAGTTTATCATATTGAGGTTGCAAAATCTCTTTTACATCTGTTTCGGCAATCATATCAAGTTCCTGTTTCTTTGCCATAATTTCACGCTTTGTTTTACGAATTTCTCTTTCAAGAAATCTCTGCTTCTGCTGCAAATCATAAAGCTTCTGGCTTTCATCTGCATTTATATTCACATTTCCGTTTTCATCAAGGTACTTATTTACCATTCCTTTTCGCCACGGACCATGTGAATGTCTGCAATTATATCCGTGAAGTCCTAAGAGATTTACAACAGTTCCTTTTCCAGTTTCAGTGTCTATGGTATACCCTGTACTTTCAAGAAGATTCGGAAATCCTGGTTCGCTCCCAATTATTTTATATGCTTTTCCTTGCCAGTGATCGTGAGATGAAATCCCTGTTGGATCCTTTTTATCATATCTGGCACCCGGATGCGCTGATACTAGAACATACTCTATTTTATTTTGCGCAATATAAACGTTCGTCACTTGTGCCGCGGTCTGATTCATAGATGTGACGATGCAACATCTCACTGCTGCTTCAAGAGAACGCTTCGTTCCGGCAGGGTATTCTACCATAACACCAGATTCTGCATATCTATCCAGAACTTCGCAGACTGCACTGCTGTAAGACTGCATTCCAGATACAACTCTATAATCAACCTCATTCAGCATATTGAGCAAGTCTTTCTGTGTCTGGTTAATGGTTGTCTTTGTCAAATTATCAAGTTCACCGGATGTCTTTATTAACTCTGCATTCATTGCCAGAATTGCCATATTATTTTTTAGTGGAGATATAATATCTGATGCTGATATCTGCGTCAAGACTTCCTTATCATCTGAGAATGATGTCATAACACTATCCCTTAATAATCTGCGAACCTCATTTCTCGATTTTCCAGATATTTCAGATATTCTTTTTACGATTTCCGCATTATGCAATCCCATCTGTTGGAGCTTCCACAATTCTCGGTCGGCAGTTCCTGACAATTCACCGGATTTTATCAGACGCATAGCAATATCCTTTATAATCCAATCTTCCAATTCCTGATACATCTCAACCAGTTTATCAGTTTTTCCGTAAAAGTAATCCGGTTTAAGCATTATCCTTTCCCAACCTCTCTTTTAACAAGATCAATCCACTGCTTACCGTGATTTTCTTTTGCAGTTTCAAACCATCGTTTACCTGTTCCCGGTGTGTGATATTTTAATTCTGTTCCTGTCGGATACTTCTTTTCTCCACGGTTCGCCCATGATCTACCGTCTGCCGTCAAATAAAGCTCGCCTACGTACTGATAATGTGCATATGGTGTATCTACTGTAATTAATCCGGGTTCTTTTATCTGCGTCTTGTTTCGCAAATCGCCCTGCTGCATAGGTGTGTATTTTCTCATGTCATTTACAACCTGCTCGTCAAGAACATTCTGAGCATTTCTCAAATTGTCATCCATTCTTTTAGTGTCAAGCTTAATGTTAAAGCTTCCAATGACTTTATTATATATTATATTAACACACCCCTTTCTATTGCTTTGATAAATAAAACTTAATCGTTTCGATCACAGCCTTTTTCGGCAGCTTTACCTGAACCATCTCCGGCGGTTCGGGTTCCGGGATAATATATCCACCTTGTAAAATACCATTTTTAGAAAGCTCCGGCAGTCCTTGAATTGCTTTACTCTTCTCCGAACAGACCACCGCTGTTCCTTTCCGCATCTTCCTGTGCTCTCTCTGCAAACATGGCATCTACTTCGTCATCATTAAATCCCTCGTATTCCTTGAGGTATTTACGCTTAGAATAAATGCCCTGTATCATTAAATTATAAGCTCTGGTTCTGTCCTGCTCGAAGCTTGCAAGCAGATCTTTAAAATAAAAGATGTCTTCGTCAGGAACATCTTCATCCAGTGCATCCACATAGCCTGCCGGGATTCCATAAAGGTCGCAGAATACGTTGATCGCATAAATGAGATTTTTCAACGCTGTTTTTATGCATTTCCGGATGTCGTTAATCGTCTCTACAGTCTCGTTATCATCACTTTCAACCTGTGTTGCGGTCAGTCTTCCGGACTTCCTATCAAGGATAAACTGTCCCTGTGAGAATCCGCACTTTGTTGAAATCATAGAAAGCACGCTGTTAATATCCGTGATTCTGTCAGAAGTAAGCATGGTCGGCACGTGTTCTTCAATCGTACTGCTTGAATCAACCCCCATTTTCAATCCTTTAACGAACCGAGGAAGCTCCACTGTTGAGACGCGTGTACCACCTTTTCCCTGTTTTGTCAGTGCATTTTCATCAATGAAAGTAATGTGCTGAGAATCCTCAACCTCGTTCCCTTTTTTACTCCATGCTATATCAAGGTCTCTAAGCTCCATAAGTGCATTTGAGAAAATCGAAACACCTTCAGGAGATGAGTAGTCGATCGTATTGTTGAATGGTGTTTTCAAATAGGCAAACAGCGGCTTTTCTACGTTCATAATATGAACGGTTTCCTCAATTGAAGACCACTCTGGAACGTCATGCAGTTCTATCTTTTTGCCAAGTGATTTACTGCTGTTTGACTTGAACGCTCTGTTCTGGATCTCGTACACGTTCATCTCTTCGCCCTCTTTATTTTTTGAAGTCGTGAAATGATGGTATTCAAGCCGGTAGTAGTACACTTTATCTTTTAAAAGTCGGTTAATGAAAATGCATCCTCTGATATCTCCGTTGCTGGTCTTTTCTGTAATTGCGAAATCCCACGGCATAATATAATCAATCATGTTGTCTGGATTCATTGAGCCGTTAGGTTTTAAAATAATCCCACCAACTCCTAGCATATCTTCTACTTTGTCTCGGATAGAAGTGTCGACCATTGCCTTAATGCACTTATTAATAAAATCTGCTCTTTCAGAACCGGTTATGCTCACTGACAAATCCATGCATGCTTTCTTTGCTGTGTACTGGCAGAGGAATTTTGCGAAATTTATTGTCCTAATGTCATTTTTTTTCGGATCAACCCAGAAAGGACTCCCCTTAATGATGTCGTTCCATCTCTGCTGTGAGTTCTCAATCTCTGGAGAAGTGATAAACTCGACATTAAATTCTTTCTCTGCATCTGTTCTAAAAAACTTCATGACAAACCCCTTTACTCTTGTGAATATGTTCATACGTTATCACCTATAAAATCATAGTAAATGCATTATCTTTCAGAAAAATTCCGTGATTTGTCTCGGTAAATACTGGCTCTGTACCTTCGTATACTTTCAAGTCAACATCCTTCCGAAGAATATCATCTTTGCTATTATCTGAAATACACGCAAGCACTTCTCTTGTATCTTTTTCAACTACAACATAATATTTCATGCAACCACCGCCTTAAATTCCAATCTGTTCAAATGCCACACTAATTTTGTGCCACTGAATAGCAAACCAATCCACTAATTCTTCATTATTCGCCCAACTGCAGCTATCAAGACCGGACTCATACAAAAATGCGTGGATCAATTCATGCCTTTTGACAGATTTTTTATATTCTTCCATGTTCCCCTTTGAATTAATATCTGTGTCTTCCATTCTGTCGATTACACATGTTTTTGTACTGCTATCACAATATCCGTCTTTGCCGGTAAGTTTTGGGTCTTCATTCTCCGTAGCTTCATTTATTGTATATTCGGTTCCCAGTACGTTAATCTTCATATTCTTCTTCCTCCTCATCTTCCTCATCATCATAAAGACCGTCATTCCTTCGGCTGGTCATGATAATCCTGTTCAATGCATAAATGTTTGCCATTATCGTATCCTCTTCTAATGTCGGGTAAGCATCCGAGAATGAACCATCTGGAAGCTGCTCATGCTCTGCCTTTGTAAACTCTTTTTCTGTATTCGGGCAACGTTCTGGATCAATGACAATCTTATTGCATCGCTGAAGCCACTCCCAGCAGTAATCTCTTCCTTTTCCGCTCCCCCATCTTTTCTTTGCCCCAATCGCATTAAAACCCCAGTCCTGCATCTCTGCTATTCCGTCCGGTCTGGCAGAATCGCAAATGATCTCCACATTCATAAACTTCTTTATCTTTCTGGCAAAGGTAGAGTTTTTGCACTTTTTAGAATAAACCTCGCCGAAAATGTAAAGTGTGTCCGTCTCATAATCATAATAATTCTGACTGAAAACCTGTGGGTGGGTATATCCGAAGTCTAAGCCGTGGTTTATTAAATCGAATGTCATTAATTCTTCATCCGATATTTTTCGGATTTCTAAGTTATCGAAGATGCCTCCGCCTGTTCCAGTTACTTCGCCTAAGTAGTTGTTTTTATAATATAATGGCTTGTGAATCCTGAACCATTCCGCACGCTCGAAGAATCGCTTCCCTAACCATTTTACCGGGACATTATAATAATAACTGTGGCAGATCCGTGTCTGTGGCTTATTTTTACATTCTTCAGTGTACTCATTCATAAAGTTATTTTTTGACTTTGGAGGATTGAAGATTTTTATGTCAAGCGCCGGTGTATCTGCTCGCAGAAATGTATCTTCAATGTTATCCATCTGCTCCACTCCTGCCATCTCGTCGCATTCCTCATGAATTAAAAGCTTTACATATCCGAATGGCACGTTGAACGATTTCAAGCTGATTGGCTTATCTGCTCCCACGAACATTACCATCTGCCCGGTCGGCTTATACACCGCACACATTGGAGACTGCTTAAAGTCCCAGTTATCCAGATCATTACACCGGATCACCACCTTCATAAACTGATTATAAACAGATCCTCTCAAGTCGACCTTATATCGTCTGGTGTATACGATATGCGCCTGTGGATCCTGCCGGATGGTTTCATATGCTAAATCTCCCCAAAAGTTCGATTTTATGGAACCGCGCCCACCCTTCGATATGATCTCGTGTATGTCTATCTCTCCGGCAAAGGCTTCATGTACCGTTCTGTAAATTTCCACAAAGTCGGATGTGATGTCTGTGATCGGGATCGTCCAGAGTGCCGATTTCTCGCGCTTTTCCTTTTCCTCTCGCTCGATCTTCTGCTTTTCTGCTATGGTCAGTGCTTTTTCCAAACCGTCCATAGCCTTAAGCTGGTCAGAGAAGTCCGGGGCGAATCCTAAGCCGTCCACGACTTCGCCCTTTGCGATTTTACTTCTCCGCTCTTGGATTTCTGCTAGTGACATGATATCCCGGTGCTGTTCTTTCTCGATTTGCTCCATTTTTTCCGCTATATATTCTTTAATGACAGTTTTTGACAGCAGTTTTTGTGCGCTTCTATTTGCTCCATTCTCACTATAGCCAGCGCTTATGTATGCCTGTGTGGCATTCCCACCATTTTTTATCCACTCGTCTGCAAATGCCTTCCATTTCGGTGTGAGTTCTCCCTTCATCCGCTCACCGCCTTATAAATATCAATCAAACAGAATATTACTTCCGGGATAGATGCCGTTTTAAGAATCTCATAATCTTCTGTTTTCCATTCTTGTCTATTTTTCTTAAAGGTGCACACTGGTGTGAGGATTCTGTAAATTGTGATCATGCGCTTCTGGTCGTCGCTATAAAATTGATTTTGGTTTATTTTTATGATCAGTCCGCACTGGACAATCGCAGTCTGAAGCTTTTTAACTTTTCCTTTTAAATTTGCCAAGGCGCACACCTCCCATCATTTTACTTATAATTTTATTATAAGATATTTTTTTACTGTTTTTGTTCCATTTTTTGGCATAAAAAAAGCGGCTATATTTCAAGTCGCCTTTTCTCGCTGTTTACTGGTCAATTTCCGGTAGAAATTCTCCGATATGCAATTCTTCCGCAACGATCCTGTACGCTTTTCGGATTGTGCTGGCTCTATTTACCAGATACTCCCAACCCTGCACGTCTTTTTCTTTCCAGTCTCCCATGTACTCGGCTTTCACTTCGTCATCAAGATTAATAAAATCCATGATGTCTGTGTCATGTCTGTTTTCAATTTCTGCGATCATTTTCTGTAATTCCTGATAACATTTTTTTAATTCTTCCATCTTTTTATCCTCCTTATTTTACGATCTTAAATCCCATCATTTTATATGTGCTTACTTCTGATTTTTTAACAATGATCTTATGACCGTTTGCGATCATTTCAACACCGTTCTTTTTAAATTCTGCCATCTGCTCCGGTGTTATTGTCTCTGGCTTATCTGCCAAACAGGACTTTGGACACCAGAATGTAAACTCTCCATTATCAGCTTTAACTTTAATTTTTACTGCTTTCTCTGTCTCTCCGATCTGCTCTTTCTCTCCGTCTGCAAAAAGCTGTCTTTGTGAATCTGTTAAATTTTTCTGTAGAAACCAATCTTTAATGTAAAGCATAATCTTAACCCTTTCTTTTGTGTTCTGTTCTCTTGTTAAGATTATTATAGTCTATTTTCGTGTATTTGTCAACGTCTATTTTCGTGTATTTGTTATTTTTATAATATTATTTATTTTTTTATCTATTCTACACGATAAAATAAAAAAATTATCCTTACAATTTTTATCCTTTTCGCTGTTATATAAAGGAACATTTATTTGTCGAAGACAAGAGATATAATAATCTTCTGCGCGAAGTCTCTCTTCGCTTTTAAATTGTCCGGGAATTTCTAGCAATTCGACAATTTCGAAAACACAGTTATTATTATAATCATTCTGAAGTTCCTTACAGTAATGTTTGCCAGATTTTAATAAATTTATATGAGCTTTTGCTCTCTTTTTTAAATTCCACGATTCTCCTATATAAACCTTTCCAGTTTCTTTATTAATTATAGCATAAACGCCGCCGCTTGTATTTTCTGGATAAATAATATCATTTCTCATATTTAAATTGTTCCTTTTTATATTCCATAATATCGCCAGGCTGACAATTTAATAGCTTACACAGATTACAGATCACATCACATGTCACGTTTTCGTTTTTTGTCAATTTTGCAACAGTATTTGAATGAATCCCATTATTTTTTAGCCATTGCTTATTATACGCTTTCTTTTCTATAAGTTGCCAAAGTTTTGAAAAATCTATATGCCCATTTGCTCCATAATTTGCCATGAATCAATCCTCCTTTCTTTATATATATGATAATAGATTTTCTTTTTAAAGTCAATATCTATTTTCGTGTATTATAATGTTAACAAATGAACAGAAAGCGGGGAAAATGAAATGGAAAGAATTGAAGAATTAGAAAAAGAATTGGCAAAGGTCTGCGGAATTTATGAAAGCGACTGCTCCAGATGTCCGAAGAAAACAGAATGCGATGAGTATAATTCGATATTTGCACAAAATAGCCGAAACGCTCCGCTCTGGAGAGTCCACCGTGGAACGGTCGCCCGGTGCTGACGATGGAAGACCAGAAAGGGAAAACATGAAAAATTTAAGCGGAAACAACTTGAAACGGCTTTTTATTTTTATCTTGCGTATTTTGCCAATACAGACTTTTTTATGCGTGCGTGGTATTTTTATCCTATGCGTGATAAGAAATCCGTCTATGCGTGTCATGCGTGCGTTATGCGTGCAGTTTAAAATAATATGCGTGTGTCTATGCGTGAATCAAAGCATTATGCGTAACTGTCCATTGCTTTCTTCTTCGTACAAGCTCCGGCTGTTAAGCATCCTTAATGCCATTTTCTTTTTTCTGTAAAAATGCGTGCGAGAAATCGGCATAATCCCATAGCGTGCTTCCATTTTGTCATATGAGATATTATTTAAAATTGATTCTGCTATTTTATCGCCTAGGTAATTGTCTATGCGTGTGCATATCTCTATTGTTTCCTCTCTACTCATTTTAAACACCTCCCCATGCGTGACAACTATGTTTCTTACAACATTATACCATATATCAGTTCATAAAAACACAATATATTATCGTATTCATGCAACATTATTGTATTTTTTTACCGGCATATTTCAGCCGGCAAAAATCTCAATATTCAGTTTTTATCGCATTCCCGGAATAAGTCAGCGTCTATATATTTCCATCCACCATCATAGATCATGAAATATGTATGATGTTGTGTTCTGACAATGTCATATACCGTAAACTTCTTGTACTGTTAACATAGTTCTTTTTCCTTTTTCATCAATTTCTTTCTTGGTTTTTTTAATACTTTTCGGTATGATCTCCTTCTACTAACAACCACTAATACACTTTTATTTTCGTACAATATTAGCCAGCTGTCCGGTATAAGTCCTCTCGACTTTAAAAATATTCTTTCCTCATTTGTCGGTTCTCTTCTTTTATATTCTCTTTTTAGCATGTCTCCTCTCCTTTATTTTTCACTAACTGCTTGTCGTCAAACCATTTTATCGTGCCACCGCCAAACTTTACTTCCGGCTGTATGATAATGCTTTTTCCTATATGTTTTACTTCACCGTTTTTTATTGCAGTGAAAAAATGCAATGTTGTTTTATCCATGTTTTCAATACCTCCGTTAAAGTTCAGTTTACATGATTAACGATATCTGTCCGTTTTCAACTTCATAATTCATCCACAGTGTTTCCGTCCTTGCACGTCCTCCCTCTGCTCTGGTATGCTTCTGAACCTTATTCCATCCCTGGAGTATATCGTTATACATAGCATTGTCATATCCTGATAGAAGAATTTTTCCCGGATGTTTAACCAGAACATTTAACAATTCTTCATGATCTGCATCCTTCATCTCATGTTTGTAGAGATAATTCTTTCGGGTTCCGTGTAAATACGGCGGATCTGCATAAATAAAAACATCTTCTGTATCATATCTTTTTATTAATTCTACGGCCGGCAAATTTTCAATCTGAACACCCTTTAATCTCTCTGTTGCCATTTTCAACGTTTCAGGAAGTTCACTCCACGCTTTGGCTGGATTTGGAGAATTAGTCTGTTGGCCTGATTTAAAACCATTCTGATACAAATTCCCGCACCCAAATCCCATCCAGCATTTAACAGCAAATCGTCTCGCTCTCTCTAAATCATCACAAGATGGTTCATAAGCTGCCTTATACTCTGATCGGGAAAATGGTGTAAATTCTATCGCACGTTCCAGTTCGTCACTTCGATCTCTCAATATGCGGAAGAAATTTACTATTTCTTCATCGATGTCATTAACTGTTTCAATGTGACTACGCTGCTTATTAAAAAACACCGCCAAGCTACCAGCAAAAGGTTCTACGTAAACATCATGCTTCGGTATGTATTCGCATATCCAAGGTGCAAGACGATTCTTTGCTCCCGGATACTTTAATATGCTTTTCACACTTTCACCTTCCTTTGTTAAATTCTAATTTAACTATTTTACATCCTGCTCAATATTTAAGTTTCTAAACATTGCGCACATCACATCCACAACAATACTGTTTCCAAACTGCTTGTAAAGTTGCGTGCTGCTATTGACTGCTGCCATCTTGGAAATATCTTCATCGGATACTCCCATCAACCGTCCGCATTCTCTTGGTGTCAGCTTTCTGATACGGTACTGCGTAAATACTTTTGAATTTGCATCTCCATGCGTTCCGGCAATCAGTGTGGGAGATATACCACTATCGGAATAAACCGTTCCGCACTGAGAACCATCATTTGAAATCTGACCTACTTTTTCAATCCGTACAATCTCTTGATTTTGTGCGGTTAATGTAGGACACGTATTGCCATTATCTTGCACACGCCCTCTTCTTGTCTGGCTTTCTGGATAGCTTGCGTCAAAGCATCCACCAACTTCACATTCAATAGAACCACTTTTTGTATCCTGCTTAATCAGAACCATATTGTCCTTCTGCACACTTGCTAAACAGTTACTTGTGCCTTGCATATTTATTTCTAACCTCTGTTCCGTTGGACTTCCAGTAGTTCTATCCGATGGATTTTCCGGGTTTCTGCCACGCATGGCAACTATCTGGCTTTCAAGAATTTTCGGCTCTTGATTACCACCTTGCATTGTACTCAATGTTGGACTACCCCCCCCACATCATAAATTCTGTTGGTACTCTCAAATTTTGCTTCAAGAGAGCCTAAAACATTTACATTTGCCATAACCACTCCTAAATCATGTTGTTCAGCTTTCACACATCTTGCAATCGGATACACACCTCGTTGAAAAGCTGCTGTTACTCCGGTGTATATACTACCTATTACTTCCATTCAATCACTCCATTGCTACCATAGTTGTCAAGACCTTTATAGTCTCTTGCCATAAGAGTTACAGCTACATCAATAGGTTTTTCTGCCACCTCTCCCCTATTTTTCAACAACCATGTTTCCGACTTGCTGTTGGTTTGAGATTCCGCAGTCATATCTTGCCGTGATACAGTTTGCAATGTCTCTTCGCTGTGGATTGCAGATTGTTCCGTCAACGCATGTCTGTCTGTCTGTCTGTCAAGATTGTGCTGTGGTAATGTGCCGTTGTCAATCAACTGTTTTATCAGTTTGTCTGCCTTTTCATTGTTTATGTAATACTTCTCGTCCACATCATCTTCAAGGTAATCTTTTAGCTTCTTTTTTAATGGTATCGGCTGTGGAAAATGGTAGTTATATTCTCCCAAAAACGAAAACATGAAGCACCTTTCACGGTTCTGTGCAACTCCGTAGTTCTTTGCGTTCAAATCCTGCCAGTAGCTTACATATCCAAGGCTTGTCAAAAAATCAATCCAGTTTTGGAAATCTCCCATGTTTGCATCGGCATGGACTTGTGGAACGTTCTCCATGAACAGAATCTGTGGCAACTCACCGCCACCATCTCTTATTTCTTTCAGAATACGTTCTACTTCCCACAAAAGGCCGGACCGTGTACCACTTCCTTTTTTCATGCCTGCTTGTTTTCCGGCAACCGATAAATCGGTACATGGGAATGAATAAGTAAGCAAGTAAGTAAATACCTCCGTGTCGCAAATATTCAAATCTTCCGCATGAACCTTAGTTATATCCATTGTCGGAAAATCTGTTCCATGCACTGCGTTATAGCTTGCTATGGCATATTTATCAAATTCTACAACTCTATAATGCTCAAATTTTGCACCAATTCTTTCCAGCGCCATTGCCTGCGAACCATATCCGGCAAACAGTTCAATTAATCGTATAGGTTTTGTAATACGGATTGGTTCACGTATCATGTCAAAAATGCTTATCTGAATCATGGCATCACCTCCACTACTGTTGTGCCAAATAGCACATTATCCCACAATCCGGGAAAATCTCTGTGTTCATGTTTCCTCTGTCTGGATCAAGTTCATCTAAGTAAACTTGTCCGTCTTTATCCTTAATGATTGAATGTCCTACTTCTCTTTCCAACTTTGCCCGACCAATGAATACCTCTGGAAAATCTTTTCTGATTCTATTCCAGTAACCCATACCGCCTTTAATGCATCCAATACAATTGTTATTTGGATATCCAAGGTCATACATCAAAGGTCGTGCAAAATCAAAAGTACGTTCAAACAATCCATGTACCTCTTCTTTTGATAAATTCTTTTCTATGAGCGGAAATTCATGTTCAGCCTGTGGATTTGCTTCTATCGTCCGTTCGGCTCTGTCTCTTTCTTTAAGTTCAAATCCCCAGACATAGGTTAATTCGCAATCCTTATGCTTTTCTTCCCACTCTTTTCTCACCCTCTTTTTCAACCAATTTGTGCAAGGTGCAAATCCATTGTTCGCATCTTTGAAACCACCGAATACTCTTACACAATCCTCTACGCACCGGTATTCTTTTGATTTCAATATCTGTATTTCTTTGCCGATTGCATTCTCACAATCCTTAATGAATCTGATACTATCCTCGTGTTGGTCTGCAATATCAATGTAAATCCATTCATCAACATCTCCTGCTAAATATCCAGCCATAAAACTTGATATTCCTGCACTTACCCAACATACTTTTAATCTTTTCATGACAACCACTTAACAGAAATAATCCTGTGTCCGTGGATAAAGGAATCTGGCTTACCACTCTGATTTCTTGTAGTTTCGCCGAATATTTTACGAACCCACTACTCAATCAAACGCATTGTTCATCCTTTTTGTTCTCGCTATTAATCACACCGTTAGCGGTCAACCTTGGTCTACCAAGGCTTCTGTCATTACTCCTTTCTCATACCATCATCTTTTAAAATTTCATCTAAGCAGGCATTCCAACCTACGCTCTTTGCATCTGTCCAAAAGTTACTTATGTAGTGATTTTTGTTATGATTAATTTCTCTTTTCTCCGGCAGTTCCCGGAGCGGACACCAATCTGGCTTTCCAACGTTATATGCATCTTCTTGTGTCACACCACATATTAAATTTAATATTGGATTATCTCTTTCGAAAAAGCTACAAGGACAATCAGCACAGCATTCCGGCATATTGTCCATTATCAATATTGCTTTAGGCATATTCACACTCCTTCCGGTTTCTCACACCGCTCAAACTCAATCACCCAAACCCACGGATTAGCATCCCAACCGTAGCGATTGAGGTTTGATTTCTTGATGGTGCTGTTCCAAAGAGTCGAAAACGCATATCTTTTTTCTTCTCCATTCAACACATGAGGATATTCAACCTCTACACCCTCTCTGCCAATCTGCTCCGGTGTAATGTCCCGCAACCGTTCCACTCTCACATCCGTAACCTTAAGCCAGATACGTGCAGCTTCTTTCGGAATAAATAATGATGGTTTCCACTCTCCATTATGACTGAACCACTTATGCACAAATGTGTCATAGTCTAATCGGTTTATGGAATCTGTATTTCCATTTGCGAATTGCAACCTCACATCATCTCCGCCTGCTCTGAATCTCACGTCAGCAGTTGCTTCGTATCGGTGTGCTCGCCAACATTGCCATGTTTCCCGGACATACAGGATGTCGCCCGGCTCGCAAGGCAACTTAAAAAATTTCTCTCCATACCCATCTGCAAATGTACCTCTACACGATATGTACCCTTTAGGTGTAAAAGCGGTATATCCCCATACTGCATCATCAGGAATAAAGCCTTTTACAATTCTTCTCGTTGCATCTTTTCTCCCGTCCAGAATCGCCCGAACCATTTCCGTATTGAATAAAATCGGCTTAATTGCCATCTACTCCACCGCCTTTCATGATCTCGATTGCATGCTCATAACTTCTTGCTTTCTCTTTCCCCAAATTACTGTCGTATGCATTCTCCCAAAACTTTCTCTCATTTTCCAACTGCTCCACAACCTTGTCCGGATCATAGGCGGTCGGCATATTGTTAATCACATCTTTTACTGCATCATAATCTTTCATGCTTTCAAGACGTCCACTTAAGTTGTCTAAAACCAACCCAGCATCAATCAGTCTTCCCATCATTCGCCCTCCTGTTCCAATCTGTAGTTGCTTTCGTTCGCTCGTCTTTCCCTGTTCTGATGCCTCCGTCCTGATCCATGTACATCTCACATTCATAGCTTTTTGGAAGTTCTGTTCCGCATTTCATACATCTGATTTTGAACATTACCACAACAGCACAATGTGATGACTTATTTGTAATGTTAAAGAACATTGCGTTTCCACCGCAAAACGGACATGGCTTAAGGCTTTCACTCATTCTTCATCACCTCCAAAACTAAATTCAATCCCATCGCTCCAATCGACACCTAACTGTTTACATTTTGCTCTCGTAGATGTACCACCAGAATGACTGGTTCTGAAAAGAAACAGTTCTTGAACGATACTAAAATATGACATTCTATAATAAAAGCGTTCCTCTTCGTCCAACTCCCTAATAGCATCTTCACAATGCACATATTCGTACCATTCCTCGAACTTTCCGACCAACTCCTGCATAAGGCTAATGCAATACTTCAAGATGTACTTTTCATCGTGGCTCTCCAATTCTTTCTCTACAATCTGTTTCTCCATCGCCGCCCGGCATTCTTCCGAAGTGCCGATTGCGCGGTACTGCTTCAGTTCTTCCAACCATTCAGCAAGTTGCTCATGTTCGTTTGCACATATAGTATTGCCATATGTAATGGCTTCTTTATCAACCGATTCTGGAATATACGCATTATCTTCGATTAGTCTTGCTGACATCTTTTGGCATTCAGCTACTTCTCTTGCGTGTGATATAGCTTCATCAATTGTCATAGTCACACCTCCAACAGTTCCTGGTTATCAATCATGTTGCCGATCACTTCAAAATTCTCTGAATCAAAATCATCCAGTTCCTCGTAGTAATCACAGTCCGGCTCATTCGTACACCATCCGTTTTCATGCCACACGACACGCTTTCTCGTCTCATCTTCTGGAAACTCATCATCGATATGCCCTGAAAGAATGTCATTCTCCCAAATCAGTTTACCGTTCTTATCCTTAAGTCCGGTACACTGGCAGACGGTTTTGGGTATAACCTCTACAATCTTATTTCCATGACTATTTTTCTCGCTATCAACGTCATAAAACTTTTCCGGCTCATTTACGATAATTACCGTCTTTTCTCCAAGGACTGCATAAAATCCAGTTACCCACTGTTTTCTAGTCCCTATTGGTCTTGCTTTACATAAATATCTATCTTCCATCCTTTTCCTCCATTTCTTTCAGCTTGGCTTCGACTTTTCCTAGTTCTATTCCGGCAAGGCATCCTCTAGCGTATGCATCCTCATAGCACCTATCTATTGTTGTATAAAATTCATCACAAAACAATTCAGTAAGAGGGCATTCCGAACACTTGCAATTTTCATGGTGGCATTTAGTTCTTGTGTGCACACACTCTCTATATTCCGTTTCTTCGACTTTTTCCGGCAACTTGATATACCTGCCCTGCTCCTCGGCATCCTCATAGTCTTTCAACTTTTCCCTCAAATCTGCCATTGCCCACATATTACGGTAGAACAAGGCAATCAGACCTCGAACATCTGAAAACGGGTCTATCGTTAAATTGTCTAATACTTCCTCGTCAAACTCTGCATCATCTACTGGTAATTCATCTTTTGTTAATGCGGCCATGAGGTTTCTGGTAAAATCTCGTGCATCCATTTCCATATCGTAATCTCTGTATCTGGCATTGCGCTCATCATCTGCATAGCAGCTATTATGTGCCAGCTCGATCATCGACATGTCAGCCACGCTTTTATTTGTCGTTAATCTCTCCATGCTATTCCTCACTTTCCATTAAAAGCCATTCCTTCATTTCGTAGGTTCCCGATATACTCTGGTCGTGATAACCGTATGTTTCTACTGTCACTAAAAAATCTGCCAGTTCCTCATCCGTCATGCTCCTGATCCGGTCTGCATTGGTCTGTGGTGATGTCATAATTTCAAAGCATTCATCTCTCCAAGCTAAAACATTTTCAATCTTGTATGAGGCGTAGCCGACATTATAATGATTCTCTCCAATTTTCTTGTACTTGATTTCATAATACGGATCTTTATCCATCATTGTTACGATAATTTCTAAGTCTGAAACCTTAATACGTTCGCCCTTTGGTTTCTTAGCCATGCTCTTCATACACTCCATCATATTTCTACCTCGCAAAATCTAATCCTCATTTATGTAAAACTCATTTCCATTTCTGCTGTACCCGAAGCAAAGGCTTCCATCATCACAAATTAATGCCAGTTCTAAGTCTGATAATTGTGTATTATTTTTAATAACCTTATAAACAGAACGATACATACCCGGTGTACAATCTAAGACAATGTCATAATCATCAAGATTATCAACTTTATATCTTGAAATTCTGTATTTTCCCTTTAATTCATTATAAATCGTGCTGTTCATGATTGACTTTTCTCTTTCATTTTCAGTAAAGGCATATGCTGGATAAATTCTCTTTTTAATCTCCATATTATTTTTCTCCTATCTCACTAAATCCGTTATTTTAACAGATACCCCTTTATATTTACCGGTGTGACAATACTCTGCGGTATCAAAAAAACAAATGCATCCATCGTCTTTTTTTTCAAGTGCTATGCTTACACCATTTCTTACCAGTGTATTTTTTAACAGCGTCAGTACCGCCTTTATCTCATTCTTGGTTTCATCTGTCATTTTAACTTCACCTTTCTCTTTCTACCTTTCTTCTCAAACTTATCGCACATCCCTACCGGTCACCCACGCCTTAATCTGGTCTGTAAATAATATCCACACATGATCTCTGTCTGGCTTTGATTATACGAATATTTACATTTCCGGCAGTATTTTACGCTTGTCTTTGTCATTTCTCCCATGTTAATAATCCTTATTTCACCACTTAATTTCTATTTTATATTTCCGCTCGCTATCACTTTTTCAATGATTTCTTCCTGCATCCGCTCTGCGATATGATCCCGGACTGATTCTTCTGGAAATGCGATCTGATATGTCCGCTCCTTGATCCGGTTCGTGATCCGGTCATCGTAGGATAGTTTGTCCAGCGGATCATTACTTGTATAAATCGTTACCTTCTGGTTTATGTACCGCTCGTTGATGATTTGATACATTTTATCGTTGATCCATGCCGCCGGTGCTTCCACACCAAAATCATCAATAATCAAAATATCCGTTGTTGAAAGCGCATCTAAAAGCTGGCTTTCACTGCCTGCTGCATCCCTGCGCCATGTATTCTTGATTTCCTGCAAGATAGTAAGTGATACTGCAAATTTGACTGTGTATCTTTTCATCAGCTCATTTGCAATCCCGGCAGCAATCCTCGTCTTACCGCTTCCCTTTGTCCTCGACCAGATATACAGTCCCATGCCTCTTTCCTTCTGACTCTCAAAATCATCCAGATAGGTTTTTATGATTTTACAGGCATCTGACACCATCTTTTTACTTTCCTGCTTTCTGTACACATCCATCCGAAACAATCTCAGATCCATCCCACGGAATGCCTCCGGTATATCTGCGAATCGCAACCGCCTTGACATGACCGCTTTTTCACGGCATTTACACGGTACTGCTATTTCAACTCCGTCTTTTATTTTCAAGATCCACTCTCGACCTTCGCAAATTGGACACACATCAGAATCCTTGGAAGTCTCCGGTGTCTCCGCGTTCCTGCATGAGTTCGTTGAGTGATTTTTCATGCGTTCCAGTATCTCTTCCAACTGATCCATCGTTCTCTCCTTTCAGGTACTGCATAAACAAGTTCTCTCGTAAAAAGTTCTCCGGCTTTTTAATATACCGCTCTGCTGTTTTCTCCCGTCTGCATATATCTGCATAATTCTGTGCGGCCAATACCAAATCATCTTCCGGTACACCAGACAGTACCGCATTGCAGTATTCAGTTTCAACAAGACAGCCAGTGCACCGTTTCGGATAGACCGCGGCAAACTCTGCATACCGTTCCACGGGGGATATAGGGGGTGTATTTTGTTTATGTTTATGTCTTTGTTTATTAATAGGTTCACTTTGTGGTTCAAACTGTGGTGCAATTTGCAGTTCACTTTGTGGTTCAAACTGTGGTGCATTTTTACTGTAATTTTGAACCACAAGACTATTTATTTTATATTGTGCTGCAAGATTCCCACCGCGCGATTTCCATTCGATGAACCCATCTGTAGCAAGCTTGTTTCTCGCTCTCTTTAACGCTGATGCATTTAATCCAGACCGAAGTCCAAGGACTGACGAAGCTACCGTAAACGTATCTGGCCACCCTGCTTTATTCGCTATGGACATTAACGCATGCCATAAGGCGATTGCAGTGTTGGGCTGCGGGTTTAGTTCGAGCCTGTCGTAAAATGCTTTTATCTCAGCTAAATAGTTCAAGCAATCACCCCGTTTCCAAGTCCTTAAGTAAGTCTCTTAATTTCATTTTTGCCTGTTCCGCTGTAAGTTCCGTGATTGTGACCTCAATTCTCGGATTATCCTTATCTACAGAAACATCATGATAAAAATGAGGGATGCATCTGCGGTTATCTTCTTGCAGCACCTTTGTTTTTGTGAGACTGTCCTGAATGAACTTTGTTGCGCAGGAGAGAATGTTGTCCCCATCTCTCCTATTGTCTTTTTCAAAACAGTGGTAATAGATCAGTACCGGCTTTTCGATATGTACACCATGGAGTTGCTGTCTGATACACCACATGATGTGATTCTCATTATCATTTTTTACCTTTCCTCCCTTATATGGGTTGGTGCGATTGGCTGCGGTGTAATTGTTCAAGCCTTCCAAACGCCCTGGAACTGTAAATTTATACTCCATCGGCACCGTCCTCCATTCTGATCTGTGCATTGCAATCATTAATCTGCTCTGCTAAATATGCCGGAAGAGTGTAACAATCAACAAATTCGTGTGCATCAGCAAGATCCTTGCGTTTCAGTGCCTTGTAGCTTTTCATTTTTCCTTCATCATCGTAGATACCAAACTCACGTTTTAACTGATTGTAAATATCACTGAACACTTTTTTATGTACTTTACTATCCCTGTAAGCTTCTGATTTCTTACCACCGAGCATTTCCACTGCCTTGCGTCTGACATGTGCGGAAAGTTCGTCTGATTCTGCACCGAACAACGGCATATCATTTTCAATATGGTCAATTCTGTGCTCTACCTTGGTCACACGCTTATCCACGATCAATGCCGCTTTCAATTCTGGCGACATACCATCAAGCAGATTACTGTGATCAAAATAAGAATCAACCAATCGATCGTATACTTCCCATGCGGTATCTGTGTTTAAGGATTTTGCATGGAGAAAAGCACCTTTTTTTGTCCAGAGGTATAATTTATTAATTTTTAACGAAAGGTCAATTTGTCCGGTCGTTTTAAAATCTTTTAAATTCTCTCCCTCCAAACAAATAAAATGCTTCCCCTCAACATATCTGTCTTTGTTTCTATTGAAATTTTTTGTGATTGTATCTGTATTTGTTCCATACGCTTCTGCGATCTGCTGTGTTGTCAGCACTCTCATATCTCCATATTCTGTAACTTTTAATTCTTCCAAAATTTACTCCTTTCTCCCGGCACCATGGAAAGCACCGGGAAACCATGGCTTCCAATAATTCGTGGTATATTATTTTCTGCATGAATAGGTTTCTTTCTGCCATTTGGCAAGGTGTTTCAACCCTATAAATCCTTTACAACAATTCCATAGACCTTATACATCTCTCTGAACCGGATCACTCCAAGGCTGTGTGCCAGTGTGTGGTGTTCTCTGCACAAACAGATTTTTTTATAACTGGAATCATCTACTTTTGTCCTGTCATTACCCATTCCGATTGCATCCTCATGATGAATCTCTCCATCTTTTCCGCAGATTGCACATTTTTTGTGTAACATGCAGTAGTAAAGATATCTTCCTATGTCATCTGTACGTTCTATTGCATTGTCAGAAAGCGGTATTCCGTTCTCTAGAGCAAATTCCAGTATCGTGTTGATAAATTCCCTCGCTGTGTCCATAGAACAGTTGGAAAGACTGAAATACGCATCACCGGTACGCATCATGTGCTGATACTTCAATATCTCTTTCATTTCTTCTGGAAGATATCCTGTCCAATCTGAAATGTCTCTGATAGTTGCATATGCTTTTTTTCTCTGCTCTGCTGATATGTGCCTGCCATCATCAAACCTGATCTCGGCATTTCTAATTTTCTTTCTTTGGAACATGTCCCCAAGCTTCAGATCTGGAACAGATACAACCAAGTCTGTTCCGTCTTTCTGCTCTCGGTATTGGTTAATCTTTACAAGTGCGTGCATTAGTTATCAACATCCTTTTTTCTGACATCATAAAGAAATACTCTGCGTTTCAACGATTCATTTCTAATGGATAATGCAACGATCTCACCATCTTTAATAATAATTTGTTCAACCTTGAACTTATCGTATGTGCTCCACTTATTATTTTTTTGTATAAGTGCAACATCCTTTGCAGGGATCCATATATATGGTGCAGTGTAAAGTTCTCTTCCAATTCCCCAGTTAAAGCAAGCACGCTTGAAAGAATCCGATGCCTGTCCTTTTTCTTTTTCCGTATATGATTCAGTTCCTACATCCTGCTTCCATACCCAATGATCGCCGTCTTCTGCCGGAAAATTAATACCTACATTGCAAAAGAGATTTCCATTAATTAACTCATGTTTTCTCTGCCATCTCTCTGATCCTACAGATTCGTCCAGAATGCGCATATCACATCTGGCATCTTTATAAAGTAAAAGGCTGCAACCTTTCTCATTTACGGTCGCCACTCTGGCATCAATCTCTTTTTCTGTTAAAGCTCTAAATTCCATTATTTCTCCTCCACAATTCTGCTTGCCCACATGTCAGAAAAATGTAACAACAGATACAACGGCGTTTCTTTACCGGAAATATCATATTTAAACGATCCATACAGTCCATTATGCCAAAGGATAGCCTGCTCTTCTTCCTCTGTAAGCTTGATGAATCTTTCAGCAATCGCAATACTTCTCACTTCATGCGGAATATACAGAAGTTCTTTATTTATCTCATATGGTTTTGCTTCTGACTGTACCAATGGATATTCTCCATTTTCATCCTTTTTCCGGCTCTTGATCATATTAGGTACATAGTTTGGTTTTCCATAATCTCCCATCTTTCCAAGATCATGCAGCAAAGCACAAATGATAATGGCATTCTGTGTTTCATCCGGTAAAACTTCCGATCCTTCCGCCAATAAAAATGACATATCCTGCATGATTCCGAGGACATTCCAACTATGTTCTGCTAAACCGCCCTCTTTTGCCAAATGGTTAGAACTCGAACACGGAGCCGCAAAAAATCCATCATTTTTCATGGCTGCAATTAAATCTTTCATTCCATCTCTTTCAGTGGACATAAGTTTTTCCACAATTAAATTTTCAAATTCTTCCATCTTTCTTTTATCCTCTCTTCCTCTGATTCAATATCTGCCAGCTCTTCACGTCTGGCTTGTTTCTCATATAATCTGTGGCGGCGTTCTCTGTCCCTCTCGTACTCTTCGAGCATATCGAGACTGTCCGGTATGTAATCACTGTACATTTTCCACCTCCACGGAATTAAACACGGTACCTGACCATTTCCTCTTTCTGGTCGTCTCCAATAATGATTTCCAGAACATTTTTGTCTAAGGTAAATATTCCACGAATATCTCCGTCTGCCGTAAGTCTTACACTTCCATCTTCCAGACCAAGGTTTTCAAGTAATGCCGATAAATCCTTAAGTCCGTCAATTAACTTTCCGGCATCCGTTCTGCATAATCTAGTTGCTGCCATTTAAAAATTCCTCCATTTCCATCTGTCTGAAATCTGTAGATAACACCATGTATCTGACAGCTTTCTCTTGCTGTTGCTTCATGTACTGCTCGTCCCGGCATTCTTCACACATGTTTCCTTCGCAGGGATCTAAACTGCATCCACAGATTCTGCATTTTCTGTAAATCATAAAACACGCTTTCCAAAAATTTAACTATGTGTTACAATAAACGCAGAAATACTTTTGTATTCCTACGTTTAAATAGCACCAGTTCTCGCCAAAGAATGTTATGGTGCTATTTTTCTTTTTCACTGAGTAACCATCCTTTCATTTGATGGTAAAGCGGTATGTATCCTTCAGCGTCAACCTCAATATGAAAATCCGTTGCCACCTTTGTAATAATCATGCCGACCGCTATATCCTCGACATTCGGATTTTCCTCACCGCTTACGCATTGAGCATTTGTCACTTTGCCACCTCCTCAAATTCCCCAAGGAACTCTACATCGGCGTCAAACTTGTCCTTGCGGCGGATCATGTTAAAGTCTGCTTTCCGCTTTTCTTCCCGGCGTTTCTCCACATCCATGATCGCAACTCCAATAAGTGCAACCACCGCACCAAGAGCTATTGCAATCAGCAGAAAAACATAATACATTCCATCCGCATCGAGCATTCCACCAAGAAACAGGATTCCAAGCCCTACCGCTATAAAAACTTTTGCTACATTTTTCATGATGCATTATCCTTAACTACAAGCTTAATTCCTTCCTGTCTTTCGTAAATCTCTAACAGAATGTCCATAATCTTGGCTTTCCTCTCTGGTGTAATTTCCATGTCTGCTTTGTTCATGTAAATCTCCTTTCTCATTATTTAACGCTCCCACACATGGCAATCTGCTTGTCAAGTTCCGACTGTTTCTTTGAGATTGCCATACCATCCGCAACACCGAGAATGTAGTTGAAGCTCACTTTGTCCAGCTGTGATACTGTTTCAGCTAATCTTGCAAGGGCCTTTTCCTTTTCTTCGTTCATCTGCTCACTTCCTTTCGTGTTTGTATTACCTTGTGTGATTATAATATCATACGTAGTTTGTATTGTCAAATATTTTTTAATATTTTTGTTTGACATTGTGTGATTTTTGTATTATTATACTAGTGGGAGGTGATAATAAGTGGATGAGCAAATAAAACAGTTGAGAAAATCGCTTGGAATGTCACAAGAAAAGTTTGCTAAAGAAATTGGTTTAACTAAAAATTTCATATCTTTAGTAGAAACTGGTCAAAGAAATCTATCAACCCAGTCGATCAAACTTATTTGTCGATTGTTTGATGTTAATAAGGAATGGCTCGAGACCGGAAAAGGCGAAATGTTCATTCAAAAGACAGAGAATGAAAAGATAGCTGAATTTCTTGCAGATGTTCTGAAAGCCGGGGAAGACGACCAGCGGTACAAATTCATAACCGCTATATCACAACTGGATGAAGACGAATGGAACACAATCCAGAAGATGGCAGAAATGTTTGTGAAGAAGTAAAAAGAAAGACAAGGGCAATGCGCAAACCCTTGTCTTTTTCTT